AGCACCGCTGCGATCAGGTTATCCCGACGTTCATCCAGCAGCGCTTCATCGCTGACAGTACCGGGGGTGATGATCCGCACTACCTGACGATCTACCGGGCCTTTACTGGTGGCCGGGTCGCCGACCTGCTCACAAATCACCACCGACTCGCCGAGCTTTACCAGTTTCGCCAGGTAACCTTCCGCGGCGTGGTAAGGAATCCCGCACATCGGAATCGCCTGCCCCGCCGATTGCCCACGAGCCGTCAGGGTGATGTCCAGCAACTTGGCGGCCTTCTTCGCGTCTTCATAGAAGATCTCGTAGAAGTCGCCCATGCGGTAGAACATCAGCTGATCAGGGTGCTGGTTCTTCAGGCGCCAGTACTGCTGCATCATCGGGGTGTGGGAGGACAGATCGGAAATGGCTTTATTCATCGGAAATTCAGGAAAACTCGTTGAAAGGTGTAGGGCAAAGGAGGGGCATTGGCCCGGCTTTTCCGCGATGGGCGCAAGGTTAACATGGGCAGTCCGACCTACGCAGGCATGAAAGCGCCAAGGCACATTTCTGCTGGCTATGCACGATCTATGCAAATCAGCATTTGTCTTCCGAAAAAAGATCAAGCACTATGCGCGTTATGCAAAAACGCAATGTTTCTACCGTCTTAAGAGCACTGCTCGACCAGCACGGGATCTCCCCCACGGAGCTTCACCGTCGCACCGGCGTGCCTCAATCCACTCTCTCTCGCATTCTCAGCGGGAAGATCGTCGATCCTTCGGATAAACATATTTCGAAGATTGCCGAATACTTCTCCGTGAGCACCGATCAGTTGCGTGGCCGTGCGGATGTCTCGTCCGCCGCCAACGCTGGGCGCGATGAGTCGCACTCGGAACTCAAGGATATAAGCCTGTGGGACGACGATACGCCAGTCGATGACGACGAGGTGTCGGTCCCCTTTCTTCGCGAGGTTGAATTGGCTGCTGGATCAGGAAGATTCGTCATTGAAGAGAGCGAGCGCTCTAGCCTGCGCTTCGGCAAGCGCAGCTTGCGCCACAACGGCGTGCAGTTCGATCAGGCCAAATGCGTGACCGTGCGCGGCAACAGCATGTTGCCGGTACTGCGCGATGGCGCCACGGTCGGGGTGAATGCCGGTAAATGCGGGATTGGCGACATCGTCGACGGCGACCTGTACGCCATCAACCACAATGGCCAGTTGCGGGTGAAACAGCTTTATCGCCTGCCGACAGGGATTCGCCTGCGCAGCTTCAATCGCGATGAGCATCCGGACGAGGACTACAGCTTCCAGGAGATCCAGGAAGAGCAGATTGTCATCCTCGGTCACGTCTTCTGGTGGGGCATGTACGCCCGTTAACCTCACCGCTGTCAGATAAAACCCGCCACGGAGCGGGTTTTTTTTCGTCTGCCAAAAACCATCAGCGCCTTTGTCTGCGGGGCTTTCATGCGTCTGTGCATTTTTAATGCATAAATAAATGCATTTGTGCATTGACTGTATATGCATCCATGCATATTCTTTGTCTCAAGCCGCCCAACAAGGCGGCTCGAAACGAAGCTCTTTAGTTCCACCACAAAGGCAGCGATGAACCGGCCTCAACGGTTCAGAGGGTTGGCAACTGACCCAGGTGTGCAGCGTAAAGCACCAGAAGCAGTTATCCGGCGGGCAGGGACCGCGGTCGGAAAAACAATTTGAATCGATCCGTACCGCGCCAGTAGCGCCGAAAGATCACACAAGAGCATTACTGAAAAGCCTGGGCGACCGGGCTTTTTGGAATGCCTGCCTAACGCCAGTCACATCAAGCCTCGTCTCGGCATCGCCAGAGCAACAGGAAGGATCCAGCAAAAATCAAAAGGCATTGCGGATGTTGAAAGATTGCAGATGTGGATATTGCAAAAGACTTCTCGCCCGAATGGGGGAGTACACCGAGCTCCAGATCAAATGTTCCCGATGCGGGACGCTAAATCATGTGAAGGCTGCGAGCCTCGAGCGATCGCCTGTGAGCGACATGAGCGCTGCATCAGCAGCGCAATCAACTCAATTACTCAATAGGTGAACAATGAACGCTTTCAAGAAATATGTTGCCCCGCTGTTGCTGTCCGCTGCTCTGCTCGGCGCTGGGGGCAATGCTGTTGCCGCCAACCTTTTGGTCAACGGCAGCTTTGAACAGCCAGGCTGCAGTGGTAGTTGCATACTGGATACCACGCAGAAAGCCAACTTCATCACGGGTTGGACGACGTTTCTGTCCGGTGCCGAGTACTTCAATATGCCCGCCTCGATCGGCGGCTCTGTCGCCGCGGATGGCGTTGTGATTGTCGACCTGGCCAACTACGTTTATGGCAACGGCGGCGGCATTCAGCAGAATTTTGCCACCACGGTCGGCGCCAAATACCGATTGACCTTCAGTGCGGGTAATTCGCGCTACGCCAGTCGCTCCGGCGACGGTGTCATCCAGGTGAAAGTGGCGGGGCAAACCGTCACCTTCAAGACCCCGTCCGTTAACGGTGTAACAGTCGAGTGGAGCACCATCACTTACGACTTCACCGCCACCACGGCTCAAACAACCCTGGCCTTCTCCAACGAGCAGAACCCGTACGCCAACTTTGCCTTCATCGACAACGTAATCGTTGAGCCTATTTAAAACCCCTGACATCAACAGAACTGGCAGTCGTTTCTCTGCGCTTGAGAGGCGACTGTTGATCAGCAGGGCTGCGTCCGAAACACACCACCCAATCATTCATCAATCACCCCCAGGAGGCGTGACATGACAAACGAGCAACAAACGTTGCTGGACATGCCGATCTGGCTGGTCATCGTTCTCGCCCTGGTGGGCGGGGTGTCCGGCGAAATGTGGCGTGCCGACAAGGAGGGCGCCCGCGGCTGGTCGCTGCTGCGGCGCCTGGCGCTGCGCTCCGGGGCCTGCATGATCTGCGGCGTCTCGGCAATCATGCTGCTGTACGCCGCCGGTGTGTCGATCTGGGCCGCCGGTGCCTTTGGCTGCCTGACGGCGATGGCCGGGGCGGACGTGGCCATCGGGCTTTATGAACGCTGGGCCGCCAAGCGGATTGGCGTTTGCGAAGTACCACCGCGTGATACGTCTCAGGATCATTGAGACTCCCCTCCTGAAGGAGCGTCATCCACAGTGCATACGGCACTGGCCCGCAAGGACGCGGGTTTCCCACGGCCAGTACCGTTCACTCAAACCCGCCGCTGCGGGTTTTTTATTGCCCGGTGAAGAACTATGAAGATTACAGCCCTGATCACACAGCTGCGCGATCAATGCCCAACCCTGGCCAATCGCGTGGCCGCCGGCATCGACCTCGCCACGCTGCAAGCCAACACCCCGCTGCAAACACCCTGCGCCTATGTGGTGCCGATTGCCGATCTGGCAAATAAGAGCCTCGCGCAAAACCTGATGCTGCAACGCATCCGCGACCGCTTCGAAGTGACCCTGGTGCTCGACACCACGGACGCCGCAGCAGCGCTGGATCAATTGCACAATTTGCGTGCCGAGCTGTGGCGCGCACTGGTGGGTTTCAAGCCCGGCGGCGACTACGAGGCCATCGAGTACGACGGCGGCGAACTGGTTTCGATCAACAGCAGCCGCGTGCTGTATCGCCTGCGCTTTTTTGCCGAATTCCAGCTCGGCCGCAATCTGCCGGGCCAACCGGCGGAGAGCTGGCACGAGCGTGAACTGGACGGTTTGTCGTCCTTTACCGGGGTCACCGTGCGGGTCGATGCGATCGATCCGGCGGACCCCAATCTGCAACGCCCAGGCCCCGACGGGCGCCTGGAACTGACTTTCTCTGGAGACGTAACCCCATGAGCAAACGCATCACCGTGCTGCCGGCCCCGGGCCGTGTCGTGCCGGACCCGGAAGCGGGCGATCTGTTGCCCCTCGAGGGCCGTGAAGTGCCGGACAACGCCTGGTGGCGTCGACGTCTGGCCGATGGCGATATCACTACCAAAGCCGTGAAAGCGGCGAAACCACAGGGAGCCAAATAATGGCGATCGGATTCAGCAACATCCCCGCGGACATTCGTGTTCCGCTGTTCTATGCCGAAATGGACAACTCAGCCGCCAATAGCGCGTCGTCGGCCATGCGCCGCCTGATCGTCGCTCAGGTCAACGACAACATCGCGCCGGCCGATGTCGGCAAACTGGTGCTGGTGTCCAGCGTGGCGCTGGCCAAGAGCATTGGCGGCCAGGGCTCGATGCTCGCCTCGATGTATGAAACCTGGCGCAAGACCGACCCGATCGGCGAGATCTGGTGCCTGCCGCTGCACAACACTGAAGGCAGCATTGCCAAAGGCGTGCTGACCCTGACCGGTGCGGCGACCCAGAGCGGTGTGCTCAACCTGTACGTCGGCGGCGTTCGTGTTCAGGCGGCCATCGTCAACGGTGCCACTGCGGCGCAAGCGGCCACGGCCCTGGCACTGAAAATCAATGCCTCCGCCGATCTGCCAGTCAGCGCTGCAGCCGTCGACGGTGTGGTCACCCTGAGCACCAAATGGACTGGCGACAGCGGCAACGATATCAGCCTGCAATTCAATCGCCTGGGCAAGAGCAACGGCGAAGAAACCCCGGCAGGCCTGACCTCGGCCATCACAGCCATGACCGGCGGTGCCGGTGTGCCGGATCAAGTGGCCGCCGTGGCGGCGCTGGGCGATGAACCGTTCGAGTTCATCTGCATGCCGTGGTCGGATCTGTCGACCCTCAACACCTGGCAAGCCGTCATGGATGACAGCACCGGACGTTGGTCCTGGGCCAAGCAATTGTTCGGTCACGTCTACAGCGCCAAGCGCGGCACCATCGGCACTCTGGTGGCGGCCGGTCAGGCGCGTAACGACCAGCACATGACCATTCAGGCGCTGGAACCGGGCGTACCGCAACCATTCTGGGTGCAGGCCGCCGCATTGGCTGCGCGTACTTCGGTATTCATCTCTGCCGACGCCAGCCGTCCGACTCAAAGCGGCAGCCTGCCCGGTCTCGACCCGGCACCGGCCAGCGAACGTTTCACCCTGACC